GCGCCTAGCGAGGGCGACCTCAGTAGCCGTCAGTTTAACCTGTTTGCGCGGCTTTGCAGCGGTGCTGCGGGATGCCGGAGCCACAATATTGGATGTCTGTTGACGAACCGGACGCTCTGAACGGCTATCCTCGTCGGGGTCATCAAACATCTCAGGGAACCGCTTTCGCATTTCCCCATCCAGTGTCTGCCAGTAGTCATCCGTTCTAGGATCAATACGGTCAAACACTACGATACGGTCGTGGATGTGCTTCGCATAATCCGTCATAAGACGGTCGCGACCAAACCAAGTATTCTTCTTGGCCCAATCCACTGCCCTCGGGTCTGTCGGCGGGCTAACAACCGGCTGATACGCTGGCTGCTCCACCTGCTGTTCTGGCTCCGTGTAAACGGGGCGATAATTAACAGCACTGACCTTCTGGACCGAAAGCTCTGCGATGCGTTCCTGCGCTGACGCTAGGGCGTCTGCATCTCCGGCATCATAGGCTTCCTTAAACTTCTTGCGAGCCAGTTCAAGGTCGGACTCGACCCGGCTCTTTGCATTCTCGACAAGGATTTCCTCACCCTTACGAAGGGCTTGTTCCATCCTCTTCTTTTCTTCCATGAGCCGTTTAGCGAGGTTTGTGGCCTCATCAAGCTGGCGAGCCGCCTCTTCTTTGGCGCGGCGCTCCTCATGGAACTCATAACGTAGCTTCTTGATACGCTTCTGGACGCCCTCAGAGTATTGGGCGATCTCATCGTCATTCGGGATTTCAGGCTCTTTCCCCTCCGGTCGGCGGGGTCGGCCCTTGTCCTCTTCCGGCGTATCATCAACAATTTCGATCTCAACCTCGTTGGAGGGTGCTTCGTCCTTGCCGATTACAACATCATTATTTTCCGTATCCATTATGCCCTCTCAAAGACCTGCGGGTTTGAAACCACGCCTTCAACGGTATCATCGTTGATGAGCCGGTATTCGCGGCCCTTGATCTTAAATCGGGTTCCCGAGTAGGAACGGAAAATCACCCAGTCTCCTGCCTTGCAATATGGGCCACCCGGGAAGCGGGCGGGGTCCGTATAGCAGTCAGGCCCAAGCTCAATGACAAGACCCAGAATAGAGGCAGTCTCTTCCTTCTTGCGAAGGTCATCTGGGCGGATGATTCCGCCAGCGGTCTTCTCCTGAACTTCAGGAAGGGCAATCAGAATCCGGTAGCCTTTAGGCTCCGGCAGATCAGCAGCAAGCTGAGCAACGTCAGCATTGTTGTACATTTCAGCGACTTTCCGGTGTCGTACCGTTGTGTTGGAGTTAAGCGCGAACACAATCCCTAACACAATAATACCATCGCTGGTAGGTAAGCTCCAATACTAGAGCAAATCTTCCTTCATAAGACGCTCTTGTAAATCAAGGATGTAACGCTCCGCGAGAGCCAAACCCTCAATTTTCCCGACAAGCTGTTTATACATTTCAAAGTTTGCAGCACCGCCGGTTGCAAGAACATCCGCTAAATCATTGAGATCTTCGCGGATTTTCTTACGAATCGTCTCTAATTCATTCATGCGCCACCCATAAGCTTAGTACCGGCCTTAATGACCTCGGTCATCTGCTTACGTTCGGCTTCTGTATCACGAATGTCAACCTCTGCCATAATCTTGGCACCAGCGATCCGCTCGGCAGACACCATCTTCTCCTGATCAAGGCGCAGACGCTCAGCCTTCATCTGCATATCAGCCATATCCTTCATGGCCTTGCGCTGGGCATCCGCCGCCTTAATCTGAAGCTCCTGCTGCTGCATCTGGATCAGCGGATCCTGAGCCTGCTCCTGAGCCTGCTTCTGCTGGGCTTCAGCCATTCCGTCTGCCAGAACCTTCTGGGCAGCCATAGCCTCAACCTGAGCCAGAGACTTCTCAACCTCTGGTGGGACGGGGTCACCCGGAGGAGGCAGCGTAACGCCAAGTTGCTGCTCAATCTTGTTACGGTAGGCAAAGCCCATGTGTTCGGCAATGTGAGCCTGCATGGCTGCCTGAATGGCCCCAGCAAACTGGCTCTGCCCAACCATCTCCTGAATACGCGGATCTTGCGCGAAGGACATATGGACAGTGAGGTGGGCCTCATGGTCCTGATCCTTAAACGCCTTGACTTGATCCTGCTTGAGGATGGCCATATTCTCGGATACCGGATCCATTGGCTTGATGTCTTCCGGCAGCTTAACGATCTCGTCAGCACCCTTGATGTTCAGAACCTCAAGGAACTCACGGTGGAGCAGTGCCTCGTTATAGATCTGCGGGGATTGCTGCGCCATACGGAGAGCAGCCTCATACTGCATAACGCGCTGGGCCATAGTGGATGCATTAGGATCCGAAACCGGAATTACATCCACGCGGTCATCAAAGTCTTGCGCGCGATTGAAGTCTCCATCACCAACATCGTATTCGTATTCTGGACCCATGTAGTCCTTAACGATCTGGGCAATGAGCTTAAATTCATGCCCCATCGCGGCGTGTACACGCGCCTGAACGGCAGACATGACCTTCAGATTCCGCTCCAGAAGGGCGAGTGTTGTCCCCACCGGGGCGTTCGGGTTCATGTCCCCAATCGAAACATCCGCAATAGAGCCGATACGACGGCCTTCTTCTGTGAGCGTTCCAAGCAACTGATACAGAACGGCGGAAGGTTCTTTGTAGGGAAGGAAGGTGATGGAATCCTTAATAGCACCCGAAGCAACATCAACATCACGGAACTCTCCCGGCATAAGTGGCGAACTATCCCCCTTAATGCGGAGGCCGCGTGCCTTAAGACCTGCGGGGAGGTTTGACAGTGTACCGGCGTCAATAAGCTGCCGGATGATGGATGTGGAGGATTTAGCGATACCACCAATCAGGTGAATAAGCCCCGTGCCGTAGAAGCCCAATCCGGGCAGATATGGATAATGCACGAAGTGCATCCGCTTCTGCTTTGCGGGGTCTCCCTCACGCCAGTTGCGGCGGATAGAGAGAACCGTCTGCGTCTGCTTCTCAATGGTAATCACATATGGAAGGGCAACCCCGTCCTCAGATTCATACCCCGGCAGATCATAATCGACATGCATTTCAAGGATTGTATAGCGATCATCAAGCTCCCAAGACGGCTTGTCGCCATCAATACGGTCATACTTGTCCTGAATGTCCGTCCGCTCCGGGGTCGGGTCCGGAAGATCAACATCGCGGTAGAACCCCGAAGCCATGAGCTTTTTAAGCTCGTTCGGGTATTTCTTCATCACATGCGTATAGCGGGGGCAGGACTCAAGGTCAGATGCGCCATAAGGCACAACGAAGTCCTCCGAGGGAACAAAGTCAGCCCGAGGAACCTTGCGATATGAGTCGAAGTAGATTTTCTTAAACGCAGAACCGGCAAGCGGCTGCCGGAACAGAAGCTGCTCCATCTCGGCACGATAGCCGGGGATCTTCTGCGTGACGATATAGTTCATCTCCTCTTCGACACGCTCAGCCTGCTGCGCCTTCTCGGTTGTCAGCTTCCCGATAACCTGAGTACGAACAGGTCCAGAGGCAGGCATGACTTCCATAATCGTCTGCGCCTGATAGCGAACAACGGCTTCTGCCAGAAGAGGATGATACACACCAGAGGCACCCGGCCACGGCGTTGTGCGGTCCTCATACTTCATGCCAAGGAGATCAAGACCCTCAATGTATGCCTTTTCCCAATCGCGGCGGGATTGGCGGTCAGAGGCAAAATCGCTAACAAGTTCTGCCGCGATTGAGTCAAGCTCACCCTCATCCATATATTCTGCGAGGTTATCGCCAAACGCTTCGGAGTCCTGAATTTTCGCGGCCTCCTCCCCAGAGAAGTCCACTACGACCCCGCCGTCTTCCGTGGCCATTGTATTGATGTCTGGCTGATCAGGCATTACGACATCAATTGGATCCTCCTGCGGAAGGCCAATCGGATTAGGGAGCGCGCTTTCAATAGCCATTGTTTGCCTCAGTAATAGGGTTCAGCGGTCGGAAGACGCGGTGGCGCATCATCGTCGGGTTCATCGTTGTAGAGCTTAACAAAGCCACCCTGCCGGAACCGGAGCATGGCCTGAGAAACGGAGTCCACAAAGTCATCATGCGCTCCAGATGGGAATGCGGCGCATTCTTCGATGACTTCTTCAGCCCATCTTGTATCCGGCGCCCAAACGGCTCCGCTTGCGAATAAGTCTGTAATAGCGTTTACACGAGCAATCTTGTCTTGTCCACGGCTCGGCGTGAAGTCCGTAACTGGTATTCCGGCAGCGCGGAGTTCAAAAATCAACGGAGAACCCGACGCCTTAGCTTCAATGATAAGCATATCGGGTTGCCACTGCTTATAGTGTTCCAGAGCCGTCTTCTTGAGTTCTGGGAACTCCATCTTGTCCTTGAAGGCATCTAGCAAGATGATGTTCGGGATTGGCTTTCCGCTCTCATCATTGTAGAAAATCCCCCAAGTCGTGCAGGCAGAGTAGTCAGAACGCTCGGTCTTCTTAAAGGCGGTGTCCCAAGATACGAGAACAGAATCAACAGCGGGCGGTCTATCAGACTGCCATACGCGCCACCACTCACGCTTAAGAAGCGCACCCTCTTCAGAGGTCGGATCCTGCTGATACTGAGCAGACCACTTAGATATCGGCAGTTCCGCCTTCAGACGGCTCAGTTCTTCAAGCGACCAAAACTCCGGCCACAGCGGCTGTCCAGAAGGGAGAATTGCCGGAAGCTCAATGACTTCCCATTCGCTAGATCCATCGCGCTTAATCGAAGCATCAATGATCTGACCAGTCAGATCCCGCTTCGACCACCGCGTCATCACGATGATGATGGCACCACCCGGCTGAAGACGCT